GGCAGCCCATCCACGTTTTAGTTTTGTTGAACGTGGAGAAACAACATGATCGGGGTCCGTTTGCGCCGGGACTACAATGTCCCGAAGCAAACGAGTCCAACCGTCTAGAGAGGTTCGCTGCTTGGAGGCAGAAGCCTTCCAAACTTTGAACTCTATACGGTGGAGATCGGAGTTGTACCTCGAGCGGAAGTTCTTTCGATTGAAAGACTCAGCTTCCACTGGAGACTCAACTTCTACACACGGAAATGAACTGAAGGACGTCCCACGGGGTAATATCCCGTAGACCGATTTCAGCTCGTTTTCGAGGTAGACTGCAACTCGATCATACCCAGCTTTTCTGAAGTTATTCAGATACGCTGTGTATGAGGAGAAGTTTGCCGCCGATCGACGTCCATTCCAGAGAGCCTTTACGCGAAGAGGAGTAACTTGAACACCTTTAAAAGCGTCCATGCCACAACTCTCGCGGAAAGGTCCTCTGATACAGCACTTGCTACTATTGACCCGAAGGGCAAAAGTTTCAAGTATCTGTATGCACCTCTCAGCTAAATATGTGGGAACGACAATGTCGTCACCATATACGTAGATGAGGGCTCCGATCTTACTCGGCTGCACACGCAAGTCTCGCGAGAGCGAGGCGACAATTAGGACCCAAAAGATGTAAGCTTCAACGGGAAAGCATATAGCTGATCCCATAGGAGCGAACTTTTTGAGTTCTAAGACCCTACCATCAGGTAGGGTCGTCGCAGCTGTGCGACAAGCCTCAAGAGCACGAAGTAAGTCAGGTGTTTGTGAAAACACCTCACGCACGAGTGCTAGAGAGACTCTATCCGACGCCTCTTTGAGGTCTAACGTTGAGAATAGCATTGAGCTTGAATGCTCACGTGCCAGCTCTCTGTTAATCTCTTGAGACGTGAAGTTGATCTGGCCACTCGTCATCCAAAAGGATTCTAAGTGGCTAACCAACTTCCGCCCCATACCTTGCTGAATCCATTGGAATTCCAATGGCTCAGCAGATATGAGACGAGGACCGCGCGAATCTTTTGGGACAAGGACAACTTTGGCACGCCCCTCATCGAGGCGCTCCAAATTCTTGTACCATCCCAATCGATCCAACAGCTCCTTGCCCTTCCCTATCACATAATAAGTGTAATAGGGAAAGAACTGGTGAATGCGTCGATAAAGGCGGGAGAATTCCCACTTTTGGTCGAGACGTTCACCGGTGGCAACCGCCCCGGGACCATGTCTTGGCACTATATCTTTGGGATCGAAATCCTTAAAGACAGTGCGAGTGATATAGGCGGCGGCAGCGAGTGCTGCATCCGTGTCTTTATCACGCACGAACTCGAGTTCGTCTTCCGTTTTTACGAAGGCCTCTATTACGAGGTTCTCCTGCGAAACGGAGTACGGTAGCTCGAGTTTGTACAAGACAAACAACACTTGTCTGAGATGCTTCACAGCATCAGGACAAGCATCGTCCCGAAGGGCACCGTCAGCGCAAAAGACGAGGTTGAAATACTCCTGCATGAAAGCGGGAGTATTCCGCCCTTTCTGACTTCGAAAGAAGTCAGTGGGTGTGAACCTCATGGACTCCAACGCCCTATCAAGAGCTTTCCCCAGTTTGGGTAGAGTCTTGGTAAGGAATGAGAGTCCCTCAGCGCGAGTTCTTGAGACCAAGGTCTCAAGATCTCTGGCTAGAGACTTCTGCGTGGACGCTCCAAGCGGATTCGAAAGGACGAGTTCCGAAGTGAGTCCGATCATCAGATCGACTTGGCTTTTCATGATGCCTCCTAGAGGTAATCAGTCCAAGGCCAAGCCATGTCCCTACATACCATCCAGACATCATGGGCGGTTCTACGAAGCGAGAGGTTAACTCTCGCCGCGGAGCAACGCCGTGAGGTTGGTTACGCCAGCGAAGCCAGAGGTAGTAAAACCTCCGTCAGCGATAAAATCGACCAAGTTGGCGATCATATCGTTGACCATCGTTGACGTAATCACTGTGGAGCGAGGCACGGCAACTGTAAAGTTGATCGTGGCCTTGCGTGGCACACCGGCCGTATCGAGCTTGGTCCAGGTAAACTGGATCAAGTGACGATCGACTGCATTCTGTCCTGAACCCTGAACCGAGTGGCGGACAATCATATCCGCAGGCTCGGCAAGGGTCGAGGCAGAGTTCAGGCGACGCGTTCCGTTAGCGTCCTGAGAGATCAGAACGTACGTGACATCGTCGCCCGATGCGTCATCCAAAGTTTGGGTAGCTGTGAAGGACATGGACTTGACTCCTCATTTGGAACCGGCTGCCAATAAGGCAAGAGCCAGCACCAGCTGCTGTGGCGAAAGCCCCCCCAACGTAAAAATCGATGGGGGAAGCGGCAAACCAACGCCCCGACTAAAGCGATCAAAGCGGATCGTTCCCATCAATCCAGGCCCCGTGGAGACGAAAACTCCAGGGGTGATCTCGATGTTGGAATTGATCTGCTCCACCTTGAAAAGCGCATACTCTTTCCGCGTGCGAACGACGTCGTAAAGACCCCATTCTTCCGCGGGCTGAGCTGCTGCCCACAAGGTGAGGTGATCTGAGATCTTAAGAAACCAATCCACAACAAAACTGAAGGGCATAAGCTCCCATGCAGCTTTGAGCGGATTGTTAAGTCCCAGAGCACCTATCAGGCCTCTCAGTAACCCGATGGTGTCGTCGAGATGCTCAAGCTTCTGTACAAGTGTACAGGAAGCTCCAACATCACAGCGATATTCCAGACGGGTTAATCGACAATCCCATCCACGGTCCCAAATACCTTCGTAGCCAGCTAAAGACTGGATAACGGGGTCAGGGAGGGTAAGCTGCAGATCGCGGTTTACCCAAGTGAGACGGGTAGGTTTCCCGTAATTCGCCTTCAAGTAGGCAAGCCTTCTTGTAGTCGAATCCACGAGATTCCCCAGGGCCGTAAGATCGGAAAGGAGATTCTCCCAACCGAACTTATCAGTCAGATAGCCCTGTGCGATAAACTTCGTTATACTACCGGCATAGGTCGGGAGGAGCCTTTTGAGCTCCCCCAGGCCTGTGACGAACTCAGCGGCGCTGAGTTTCTGTGGAAATCTTTCCGACCAATCGGCTAAGATTGACACATTGTTGTTTAACGAAGGATCTGAGATGTCGGGGAGAAGTGACTTGACCACACTCGCTGAAAACGGGTGTGGCATGTCTACCGGTGTGTTGACCAAACCATTGTCAACAACAAACGGTAGCATGTCCTTACACGAGACGGTGAAACGCTCATCCTCGACAGGATAAGCGCGCTCACCCAACTTCTTCGATCTTTTACCGGTCGTATCAGTCATGATACGAGAGGTTTGGACCGAACTATAGTTGTAACCCGTGTAAAGGACCCCAGGTGTACCTGACCAGTAAGCTTTACGTTGGGCGGGCCTATCTTGAGGCTTACCATTGTAAAGCAGACGGGTCCTAGTATGCCTAGCATATCTAGTCACTTGGCTGGACTCCTTTCGTTCGCTTGTTCGGCGAACAAGCAGAGTATAGAGACCCACA